TGGTCTGTTGGACAAGCGTAATCGCCATAGGAACTTACCTCCTACAGAGCAAAAATCTTGCTTGTGCCGTTGTCCCAGGTAACCGCAATATTGCCACCGTTGGGTGTGACTGCGGTGAAGCCATCGATGTATGCAATTAATGGGCTTGTCGAAGCGGTACCGGTGTCTTTATATATAACTAAGGCAGCTACGGTTTTAGTACCGCTTACGGCAACAGAAGTGAAGGTCGCGTCTGCGGCATCAAATACGCCATTGGTTACTGATACAGAACTGAGTGATTGATCGGTCGAGCCTGAGTAGCTCGTAACACTAGACTTGTATTGGTGCGAGCTGGAATAGGTGTAATCGGTGCTCGTGTTCACAAGCGCAACCTTAATGGTGTCGGTGTCCATATCAATGGACGGACTCTGGCTTAAGAAGGATTGCTTTGCGAGGGGGTAAAGGGCCGATGCCATTAGTTTGCTCCAATCGTTTGCGCTTCGGGTACCGTGCCGCCGGCTTCAATAAGGTCGGCTTCATCACGTAACTTCTGAGCCTTTTCTTTGTTAACTTCTGTGAAGTACTCAGCCTTCAGCCGGAGAGCTTTCTCGCGGTGTTGCACTAGATACTCGTCCTTTTCGTTCTGAATCCGGATAAGTTCTGCTTCAAGTTCCTGTTTTCTATCCATATATGCTCCTTAGGATGTACTCCGTGAAATGTCTGCGGTGACGGTAAACTTGTCTTGTTTGGAAGAGGTAATGTCGCCACTCGCGTCTTTGATTTGAACGTCGTAAAAGTACGTTTTTGGGTCGATGTCGGTATCTGTGCCACTCAAAGAAATGGTTGCGACACCACTTGTAGGGTCGGTAAAAACCGATACGGTCTTGTGTATTGCTGCCGAGCTATCGTCGGTTGGGTCACTGCTTGCATTGACCGTGAAAAATAGTTCTGCGCCCGTGAGGTCCACCGGCTGATTCGAGGAATCAGTGAAAGTAACCTGAATAGTGCGACTGTCGCCTCTAATTACGCTGATTTTGGTCATATTATTGCTGCCTAGAGTTGTTTTTTGTGAGAATACGAGCGTCGTATTTGCCCTGTTGGTATGCTTGGTTTACAAGAGCCTTAAGCGAAGCCGTTTTATCTTTCTCGGTGCTGTTGGATCGCACCATCTGCTTAATTCGGGATTCGTAAAACCCATGCAGGTCGAATTTGGGTGGAGTTACTTCAATCTTGTTCATAGTTAGTAAAGTCACGGGGGCTTTGTATGCCGTAGCGTTCTGCCGTCTGTCGGTACGCTATCGGTGGCTTAAAGCCCCCCGGTTACCTTATTTACGCGGCGCGGGTAAAGGCGTCGCTAGGGTCGTGCAAGTTACCAATCATCCAGCCGTTCACTCCGTCAGCGATGAGCTCAACGTAGCTACCAACAGGTGCATTAGTGAAGAGGACGGCCTTGTTGTCGGTAGCGGTGAAACCGTTGCCAGCAACTTTGTCTACCGAGTTAGGGGCAATGGTGACGGTGATGTCGTCAGCGCCTACCCGGACGATGTGCTTGGTGCCAACTACTGTTGCTTCAAGGGTAACCGTGGCGGTAGCGGTGACGTTCTGGACAATACCGCAATCGGTCAAGGCGAGAGTCTTAGCGCCGGTCACGTCAACAGATTTGACGAAGCCGAAGCCAAGCAGGTTTACTTGTGCCATGTTTATTTACCTTCTTTCTTTGGGGCCTCTAATAGCGTCCCGTCCTTAAGAGCTTTCTGCTCTTGGATGTCATCCAGAATCATCTGAATGCGTCGGTTCGTCCGTAGACGTGCGGTTTGCTTTACTGCAGCCAGCCGGGCCAGACGTTCCTTATTCTTTTTGAGTTCTAGTTTTGGTTCAGCCATTAAAGACCTCCGTTAGTTTCTTTAAGCGACGGCGTGCAGAGCCAGTTCGTTGACCTTGTTTACGTCAACAAAGGCGTCATATGCCACGCGGCCTTCAATCAGGGTGCCGTTGATACCCTTAGGGTTCTTCGAGATGTTGTAGTCGGTCAGAACGTCAGCGAAAGTAGTTACTTCAGGGTGAGCAATGAGCAAGTCGATCGCGCCAGAAGTGCTCGGCATGCGGCTAGATGGGCAAAGTTTTACCTTCATGCCGTCAACCGTACCAAGTTCGCCGGTTTCGTTCTTAGACTGACCACGGTCAGATGCTAGAACAAAGCCAGACTGCAGCAAGAAGGCGTAGTAATCGCTGGTCATTACTGCGATTAAGCCACTGTCCTTGCCTTCGTTGTCAACGATGTCGGCCTTCAGGCTAACCAGGTTGGTCCAGACGTTGTCCTTGGTTGTAGCGGCGTCAGTTACGATGTCGTCACGGTTTGCGGCGGCGCCGGCGGTAGCCATGACCTGCAGAACGTAAGCGTCCACTTCAGGCACGACTTCTTCACGAATCTGACGAGCCAAGACTGAACCAGGCTTAAGTACGCCCATAGATTGGCTGTTGTTCAGTGCGTCGATAGTACCGGTAAACGAGCGGTCCTGGGCAACTTGCCAGGTCTGCAGCGTCGTGCCGGTTTCTTCTGGGTCACCGTAGCGGTTGTCACCGTTGCGGGAGTAGTCGTTCATTGCGAACGTGTCAACGGAGTAAAGCTTGACGGTGTCAACGCCTACCCAGTCGTAGTTGCGGTTAGTCAGACCGCCAATAACGGTTGCTGCCTTTAGGCGCTCCGAGACTTTGGGGCTGTATTTGGTGGCTAAGTTTGAAGCCATTTCAAATCTCTTTCTGTGTTATGCCGAATCGGCTAGGAATCCCAGGTACTGTCAAAGTCGCTTAGGTCTTCATCGGAAGACTTCGCGTCTGATGATCCGCCCGGCATGTCGGCGTTAGCTAACATGCGTTGGGTAGCCTTCTGGGCCTCTGCTTGGCCAAGTGCTTGCGCCTTGGCTGCGGCGGTCGCCGCGGAATCGGCAATGGTTTTATATAGTTCGTAAGGACGAATGTTTGACCCCACGAGAGTGTTGTTTTGGTCGAATATGAGGCTTTGACCTAGTAAGGCGTCTGCTTGGGCGGCAAGTTGCGGGTTGTATTCCTTGCTGGTCTCGTCGAACATCGGGAAGTCTTTCAGTGCTTGCTGGGCTTCGCTACTGATGACCCCCTGGTTACGCTGGACTTCAAGGTTGTAACGCTCTTGTGCTACTTGCTGCTGCTGAGCTTCCCTGGATTGCTGAAACGCCATGCGTTCTGCTTCTGCAGGGGTATAGAAGTCTCCCGTGTTTGGGTTGACTTCATTAAGCAGCGATTGTTCCTGTTCGTACTGCGACTCACGAGAACGAAGCTCTGCTAGTTGCCTTTCGAGAAAGGAGGGATTTTCCAGGTTCTGACGAAGTTCGCGGTTATCATTAGCGAGCTGCTGGAACCGGTTCTCGCTCTTGGGAGCAAGCTGAGTAGTGTCGCCCTGCGTGGTTTGCTGTTGGCTTTGTGTTTCGTCGGCCTGAGGGGTCTCTTGTACTTCTTCAGCACTCGATTCCTCTGCATCAAGCTCAGAGTCGATGTCATCAAAGGCATCGTCGTCCAAAGCGTTGTCAGCCGTTACGGACGTGTTGTTTTCAACTGGTGTCGAGTCAGTTTGGGTAGCTTCCGTTTCTACCTGGTCAGTTACGACAGTGGCATCCTCATTAGCCATAGTTTCTCCTAAGAATTACGCCCTATAACACTGGCGGGGTGGGAGCTAGAGATGCACTCCGGCGTGCTGTCTTGAGGTCTAAGACAGCACAACGCAGCACACCTACTTCACGTGTTCGAGTTTTCCTTTCACGAATTTCACCTCTGTATCGAGTAACTGATTCAAGATGCGCATGACGGTTAAGGCTTCCTCTTTGCTCAGCGCGTACTTCTCTGCCAACTCGAACGCTTTTGTCACAGAGTCCGTCTCTGCCTTGCGAGCTGAGAGGTGCTCGTATATCTCCTTTAGGACTGGTAGTTGGTCGATTACCTCTTGCCGCTGTTCTTCCTTAGTCCTGGCCTGCTGTTTCTGGACCAATGACAAGCTGAATGGCTCACCATCGTTCTGGTATACGGAATCGTTATGTACGTTGCTAAGCATTGACGGCCCCCTGTTGCTGGTTGAGTAACTGGACAGCTTGGGAGATTTGGTCATCGTTAAAACCAAGCTGTCGTAGCTCGTCTACGTGTTGCTGAGTGACTTGGTTAGGTGGAGGAGTCTGTGGGGCTTCCGGCGGTTGGGTGCCAAGCTGGGGCTGTATGGCCTGCTGTTGAGCTTGCTGCCGTTTGAATTCGTCGATATCTACGCGAAGTTCCTCAGGGTTCTCAACACCAGCTACCGCTACCATAGAGTTGTAGATCGCCAGCTGTTTCTCGGGCGGGAGGATTTGTTGTAATGCAGGAGAAGAGTCAATAAACTGCTGGATTTGCTCCAGGGCATTCATCTGAGTTTGGTTGTCCTGCATTTTGGATGAGGACGCGTCTACGCAGAACTTCAGAGCCGGGGTTGCGGTGTCGTAGTTGATGAGCAGCTTGTTGTCGTCGTCTAAGGTCGGGTTGTCTTGCTCGTCGAGAAGGCTGAACTTGCCCTCATCGGCTAACTTGCGAAGTTTATCGGCCGTTTCCTGGTCGAGCTGGAGTTCTTCAATGCCGGAACGCTCACCGAAGTAGAGGTTAATGGCCGTTTCACTCCACGCAGCAAACCACGTTTCAAAACGCTTGCGGATGGCGTTGTCGTCTACCGACAGAGCGGCTTTCTGCTGGTTCAGGGCGGTTGGTGTCTTACCAAAACCAGGGTTACCAACATCTGAAGCTATGGATGTGTCAGGGCTAGATACCAAGTTGAGAAGCTGAGACTTCTGCAGGCCGTACAGTTGCGGGTAATTGACTAAAGCAGAGGTATCAATCTTGAGGGGTAGAATCTGGTCGGTCTGTGGGTTCGTAGCTTCAATTACCTCATTAGGCCTAAAGCTGAAGTCGCCGACGTTGCCATACTTAATAACCGGCGGTGCGAGGGCCAGTGCACGGTTGTACTGGTACATCTGCATGTCGGAGTCGATGAGGTTCTGTAATCCTCCAATTAACTCGACAATGCCGCGTCCAAACGGATTTGAGCCGTCAATGTCGCCGTAAAACCAATCAATTGGCATCTTACCGCGGGGGTCTTTATTAGTTTTGGTGCGGACAATCTTTTCGCTGTTGTAGTGGAAGGTGTAGAACTTAGCGCCAACACCCACTTGGAACGCAGTGATTAGCTCAATACCATCAACGGCACTTCCACGTTCTTGTTCTGTTGGTGTTAGGGCTTGTTGGTCCTTTGCTGACTTGGAGTCTAGGACTTCTTTTAGGGCTGCGGGGTCCCAGGTAGCTTCGTATTGCTCGCCGCCCTTCTCGGCGTCTGCGGCAAGTTGGTTTTCGCTATCGATAAGCCTTTCAATGTCACTGCGCTGCCACCATGAACGGACAAACAGGTACTTCATGCTTGGGCCGGACTTCTTACCCTTTGCGACAATGAGGTCACCCCAATATGGGAGTGTCATATCGGGACAGAAGTAACCCTCATGGTTCATAAATGGCGCGTAAGAAGCGCCGAAGCCAAAAGTGAGACCATTCTCGATGATTAAGTGTGACTTCTCGAACAGACCGTACTCTTCATTCGCGTACGGAAGAATCTTGTTGGTATAGATAAACTGAGCGACGATTGGCAACCAATCCTGGTCATCGTCTGATTCAATAACGCCCGTGGGAAGCTGCTGAACCACCCTTTTTGGCGTCTTCTGGATAATTGATGCAGTGGTGCCGTCAGTGGTCTTAGGGTATGCCGGGTCAATACCCTCGTGCGGACGGTTGCGGGCAATACGAGCAAACTCAGTAAACGGCTGAGTCAGCTGATCGGTGTAAGTCTTGGCTGACTGATACCGTTTGAAAACGTTGGTTGGAGTAATAAAAGAGTATGCCAAAGAAAAAAGAACGGTCCTTCTGCTTAGGTCCGTTCTTTTTACGGTTGCTCTGCTTGGCTATATTATAGCATTTCCTTAAGCATTTTTATATGCCACGCTTTGCTTGGGCGGCCGTACGACCGTTAGGATGTTTGCGGTAAACCCGGTTCATTTCGGCAAACCAATACTCAAGGTAGAACGCAAACCCTTCCTCATTCTCGAAAGAGATTGGGACACTCGCTCTGTCAAAAGTAGCCATGACCAGGTGAGATAGTTCATGTACGAGCACGCTACTGCTCCAACTTGGCATCCAAATGAGTGTGCAGGACTGATCACTATTGTCATGTGTCAGGCGTACGTTCATGCCGGCCACGAGCTCTAGTTCGTCAACGTATATGTAATGGCTCTTACGCAACTCCTCGATCAGTTCATCCCAGGGGCATATAACGAGCACGACCCAACGCCTGTACACCTTTTCTTCAAAATGCCATTGCCGCATTAGTGGTGGAACTCCCATGCCTCTTTGGGGAGCATACTTAGATTTGCTTGCCGCAATACTTCGTGTAGGTCGTTAAAGTCCTCAAACCTGAGCGTAGTGACGGAATGGTCGGTATGCAGAATCTCAAACAAGCTACCTAAGCCACCGGGCAGGTGCTGTATGGCTCGCAGAGACTTCATAGTACGCATCAAATATGGATACTTGACCACTAGTGATGAGAAGTCAATTGGCGCCGCCACCTGTCTCACAAATGAACTCATGCCCGAGCCCCGATAAGGCCCTCATGAAGTGCGAGGGCGGATGCACGCTTCCTCAATGACATTGCTTGTAGAGCTTGGAGACAGTCTTTCTCTGCCTTTAGCTGTTCAGGACCAGCCTCGTGGAAATTACCGGCTTCACTAAGACACCAGTCAATGTGATGCTTCTCAAGATTCCAATCGTCGAGTACGATGTGGGCGTTGCCGCCAACTGCGCTGTGTTCGTACACCTCGCCTATCAGTTTAGCGGCCTTGAGGACATCAGGAGTTTGCAATTTTGGCGATCCGTAGGTATCCCAGCAACCGTAACACATTATTCTAGCCCTGCTGCGAAGCGTGCAGCAACTCTTGCTTCGTCCAAAGCGCAGTTATATGCATAGTATCTGTTACCAGCCGGGTCATCATCGTGCAGAGTGAAGTCTAACTTGTCTGCCTCAGTGAGTTGTCTCGGTGCTCTATTCTCAAACCGGTCGTACCACTTCTGGCCGGTCATAGTGCCAGCTTCACGCACGGTAACTGGCAGCTTCGCCATTGCCTGAGCGTTGTCAGCCATCTGATTTACCAGTTGCTGGACCTGTTTAGCGCTTTCTGGCGAGATGTACCCAGCCTCATGAAATGCCTGCTCAATCTGCTCCATTGTCCGAGAAGCAACACCACCCATGTGCGGAGCTTTGGGGTCTAAGGTCGAGCGTGCGAAACGTAGTAGTACCTTATCTAGCTTCCTGCGCAATGCATCTGTCATAAACTAATACTCCAACGCGGTGTAGCATTCGACGATATGGTAGCAACCGCTGACTTCGCCGGCCTTGCTCTTTTCCAGTTTCAACTCTGTGTCAAACTTGGACGGGTCGTTGATGAGCTTCTCAGCTATATTGGCCAGTGTCTCTAGGTCGGTCTTATCGGTGCGGTGACGAATCTCGTAACGGATTCGAACAGGCTT